TTGGAAAGGTAGTACAAGTTTGTTAGGAATATATAGTGCCTGTCCCCGCCCTAAGGGATCTAAGATAACCGAATAAGGTTCAGTGAATAACTTCTCGCGTACTTTTTGAGCTTCCGTATAATTGGGGATTTCCGCCCCACACGCTTTATCTCGCTGACGAATAACAACTTTACCTATAAACTTTCCAAATGGAGGTTCAAAGATATTAGAACTGTACGCAAAAACATTTTTTGTTCGCTTAGCGTTAGCCAAAATATCTATTTCTTCGTCGCGCTGTAGTACAACAATACCACGCGATCGAGGATTGATCAGTGAAGAGTGAAGTAAACATCCAATCGTATGTGTTTTCACATTCAGACGAAATATGTCACAATTCAAAGCTAGAGCAGAATACTCAAGTTCCTGAATAGGAGATAACTCCTTTTTCACGAACGCATCATCAATTCCCGAAATAGTACGTGCAACATTTTCCCGAACAGCAGTATCTTTGAAATCTCCTAGTTTATCATACACTTCTTTGAAATGAGTATCCGTTGGAGTTTCCCATAACCGCATAAACGAACATTTTAGAACAGTTTTTACCGATTCGCGAGGCAAAGGGATAGTTTGGGACATTCCCAATAATGTAGGTAACGTTGTAGACGCACGACCCAGACCTACCCTAAAAAATCCGTCGCCGTTCTCTGATATACGCTGATTATCCAGTTTTGTATACTGTTCATTCAAATCAAATATCTCAATTGTTTTCTTATCTAGCTTAGCTAGACGAAGCTCGGGCAATGGACTTTTAGTATCTAAAAATACGTAGTACTTATCTTTGATTTCAGGTTTTTGCATTCGTTTAGTTCGGTTTGTCGTGTAACAGCATGGAATATCTTTTCCGTTACCTGGAGATTTGTACTTTGGCCGTGGGAAAATATGACCGTTTTTACGTTTAATTAGAGGAAATTCGCGAGGATCTGACGTTGTGGATGTTTCTAGTTTTCCGTGGCATATTGGGCATTTCAAAGTTCCGTCTTCTGAAATTAATTGATCACTTCGAAGAGGTATTTCATCTTTCGTACACCAGTACTCTGGACAAACCATTGTCCCATCCGGTTCGGAAACATCCAGTAACTTACCAGCTTCCGCATTTTTTATCGGGTCATACTTTCCACTCTCAAATTCAGATAAACGTTTCTTATCTGCTGGAGTAAGAACTACTGGCTGAATTGTCTTTTCACACTGACGTGCAAAATCGGCTTCAGGTACAAACGTTGCGGGGTCAAATGAACGTAGACGAGAAGCAAAATAGTTGTAGGTAGTCTTGCGCTGATTCGCGACATCCAGAGTAGTTTTTGGAGCTTCATCTTTTTCCAAAACTACAGGTTCTTCCTTCCCAGGATCAAAGTCGTCCAGCAAATCCGCAAAAGCGTCATCAACTAATGCATCTTCATTCACTACGTTAGTATGTATAGTGGCAGCTTCAGCGGCTATAGTTTGTAACCGAGCAGGACATATCTTGTCTAGTTCATCAGATTCGGGATTAGATAGAATGTACCGCAAGATATCCGCATACTTCGTAGACAAATGGGTTTCTTTTACGGCTGAAACCCGAATGAAATCGCTACCAATAATCATCGTAGGATACCCACGAAAAATCCGGTCCCCTAACTTATTATTCTCTTCACGTCGAGATATGATATCGTTAATAAGCTTTGAAGCGTTGTCTGGCGTAATAGATAGTTCCTGGGCTACGTCTTTAGGATTCAATGGTCCTTCTTGGGCCATCTGAATCAGTTTGGCATCAATTGATGTTACTCCAAAGTTCTCATGATCAGTTCGCATCATCGTGAACGACGATTTGGCTTTATCAGCAATTGAGTAGAACGGAGAAATACAATTGAAACGCAGAATACTTAGGTCATCTACCGGTTTAGGATACGACAACATAATCTTCATTTCCTGTAGTTCCCAACGATCTGGGTGAATATCCTTCTCGTCCAAAAACGGTATGACTGCATCAAACGTCTTGAGCCATTTATCACACGATTTTTTTAGTTCTTCTGGTGTTTCGGTATTCTTTTCGGGACGATTCGTAGATACAATCATATCCACAGACGTAATTAGGATACGATCAAAGTGCTGCTTGGACTTGCCGCGGTACAAAATAAGGGTTGGACGATTACGGGCTGGTTTCGTGATTGACCACCATGTTTTCCAATCTGACATATTCAAATAAGGTTCTTCAGTCTTGGGATTCTCGGTGAAAAACTTATGACGATTAATTTCGTCTTTGGATGTGAATAGACCAATGTAAGGAACAGTAGATGAAACAGTTAAACCGTAAAATATTTGTTCGAAGCGAGTACGTATTGCGCTCCCAAAATCAGTACCTACCCAAGGAATGTAGAAACGAGTATGCAGAACATGCGTTCCCGAATGCTGATGGTCTTTTGGGATCTTTAGATCAAGTAAATCCGTTAATAATTTGGCGTTCTTTTCCAGTAAGCGCACAGCTTCGTCTGAAAGAATATTTGGAGTATCAGATCGTAGGTAAGGATAGTAATATAAAGCAGATTCGTCTTCCTGGTAAATCTTGTATGTGAAATGATCTATGGTTTCAATATCGTAGTATGATGTCACTATTTTCGTGTTATCGGGTCGTGGCAAACTTTTAGCGGGGATACGTGACAGGAACGAGTTTTCTTTTTCAATTGGTAGTATGAAAGATTTGTCATCTGGTACACCGAAAATACGGTACTCTGAACATTCGCTAGAAAATAGAGATTTTAGTTCGTTTGGGTACGACATCCATTCTCCTCGGTCGTAGTTCGCGTACGCTACGTTGGTATTTGGGAATCGGTACTTGGTTTGATACTCGTCAAACACCGACTTTTCTATTGCTCTACCGTTATACGATAACCTTTCAAACAGGGTTTCCCAGTTCCGAGGATCTGCCGTATAGTAATCTTTCGGCAGCTTCAGGGATACTAGTACGAACATCCGATCAGGATGAGTATTCGCTGACTTCGCAAGTTGTTCCCTGACAGTTTCAACACTATCATCTTCAAAAAAGGAAACAGTATGTTTCTCTTTTGAAAGAACGTTTACGAGTTCCTTCCTCAACATTATTCATTAGAGCGCATTTTTGTACAGGTTTATATCGGCGTTGACGAAATCGTCATTCCGCAATAAGATGTAGGACTCCGATCGTAATTAACGGGCGTATACACTCCTACACTGACCGCATCTTGGAGAATACGTTTAAAATTCGTCCAGAATTCAGGCGTGTGACCAATAGTCGTAGTCATCAGATGCGCCATTTCGTGAAGCACTACAAACATAATAGTATTCGTGTCCACCAGTTTGTATGGCGGAGCTTTATCGCGCAGACACACCACGATCTTATCACCTTTATTTTCCGAATACGATGTAGAATCGGCGTTGATATCGTTTTCGCACATGTTATCTGGATTATATCGGTCCAAAAGGACTTTGACGCGAGGATCTGCTGCAGATGCCGTATCATCACGGTACTTCTGCATGAGCTTATCCAGATTCTGACGCACTTCCGCCAATCGTTCACACGCCTGTTGCTTATCCGGCAAATTTTGGACTTTACATACTTTTCCATCAGTGCGGCTCTTGACTTCAGTTATATTCGCTACACCCCGTGTAGAGGCATAAGCCAGAGCGACTCCTGCTCCAAGCAGGGCAACTGGCCACATTATTACTTACGTAGTTTCAATTTACGCATCCAGCCCACGCTTGAACGGGTTAGGGGCGATCGTGGTCTGGAGGAAGGGGCCAACCTTGGACTGGGGGTTGGGATTCTCAGAGCGGATATCCCACGAGGCATTCCGATTCGTCTGAGAAACACCAGCGATCGCCGTGTTAGTATGGTAACCAGCATCTAGGAAGTTCTGGCCCTTGAGGTCACCAACAGCCGCAGGATTTACAGCCGCCCACGATGCACCGATCTCGCCATTAGGGAGGAGCTCACCAGCGCTCAGAGTGTTCTCTGAGTACGTGGACTGGGAGGCAGGGTGACGGCCCTGTACCTGCTCCGTGGGCTGGGCATTACCACCTGCCGACGTCGCGGGGGCACCATAGGGGCCGGAGTCAGAAACAGGGCCCTGTACTCCCAGTGATCCGGCCAGCCTGTCCAGGTTCGCCTCCATGCCTTCACCAACCACCGCCTTGCCAGAAGAATAGCTGCTAATTAGCCATGCAACAACGACTACGCCGCCGAGCGCAAGAAGTAACTTGGTCGTCTGGCCCTTCATTTCTTTGATATGAAGTGAATAAAAAAATCGGTAGTTTTCCGGCTATAAAAGCGAACGTGGAAATAAGATGGGCTCCGACCCCTTGCAGTATTTCACTACTCCCGAATTCCAAGCCTACTTTGAAAAAAATATACTGGTTCCCATTCTTTCGAAGGTATTCCAGTATTTGTATCCGTACATCGTAGCACTGACCTTATTGTGGGTAATCATGTTTCTTTCAATCATCATTATCCTCGTTCTTCTTTTTAGGGCTAAGAGTTGATTCTGATTGAGGATACAAGATTTCCATCAGTTCGTGTCGTCTCAAACTCCATACCTTTGGAATATTTTTGGCCTTTGCTTCAACCTGAAGTTCCTTTAGGGTCTTCTTCTCCAAAATCATTTTTTGAGGAAGCTTATCCATGAGCAGAACCTGAATAAGCTGTGCTCGTGACATAATATAGTAATGCTTGATCTTTGGCTTACGTTCTTTGGCAATTGCCTTAAGCTCCGGGAGCTCCATAGAATGGTAATCCATCTTCGTTGAGTTCCATAGTATGAATTACGCCAAATCCGTTTTGTGTTTTTGACCCTTAAGAGTAATGGATACTGCGATTGTAGTGATATCTACACTCGTGGCCGTAGGCGCCAGTTTGTACATGTTCGCAATGAACAACATCAAAGATCTGAAGAATAATTGGGCAGAGTATCGGTGTAACCCTGCATATATGCCTTTGGCAGGTCTAGTGGGGCAAGATCCTTTCAAGAACTTCAATGATTGTACGATGAAAAGCTTTCAAGATTACACTGGATTCGTCGTTGATCCCATCATGAGCCAGTTTTCCACAATGACATCCATTGTTAGCCAAATCGGAGGTTCAATAGACAGTATGCGGAAAATGATGGCAGAAACACGCGATGGATTCTTGGGTATTGTTGGAACAGTATTTGGAAAGATTCAGAATTTGATGTCTCAATTCCAGTACATCATTATTCGTATGCGAACACTCATGGCTCGGTTAGTGGGTATTATGATGTCTTTTGTCTACATTTTTACAACTGGTTCCCAAACAGGTTCATCGGTCCTCAATGGACCTATTGGAAGAACCATGAACTTCTTGTGCTTTGACGAAGATACTCTAATTAAGAATGGATATGGTTCTATGGTTTATATGAGAAACCTGAAGCTTGGGGATTCACTTCCTAACAGCAATTATGTAACGTCCATCTACACCATTGATGGTACGAATGTTCCGATGTATATGCTAGGAAATACAAAGGTGTCTGGAGGTCACAAGGTATGGTACAAGGATGCTTTCATTCCGGTCGCACAGCATCCTGATGCAGTACCTACATCTGATAGTAAGAAGTTAGTGTGTATCAATACTCACCTACGATCATTCGTCGTTGGAACCCATATTTTCATGGACTTTAAGGAAAATGGTCCAGTGTTTGGGATTGTAGGAACAACCACTGTTTCCGGATCTCTCCCTATCGCCGAAGTGCGGGTTGGCGATATACTGGAGGGTGATGTTGTTTGTGGAACCGTAACTCATTTGATAGAGGGAATGCCTGTCATGTATAATTTGATTACTTATTCGTCATTGACTACGCCTAACGTAGAAAAATTCTGAATAAAAATAGGACTATAACATCAGTAGAGCAGGATGATTGTGGTTCTTGTAGCAACCTTGGCATCCATTCTTGGAATTCTGGTTGCTCATGGAATGGGTAACTGGGAAAAGATCAAAGATAATTGGGATGAGTATCGATGCAATCCTATGTACATTCCGGTAGCTGGGTTTATTCGTCCTGATGTCAGCACATCAGATAATTTTATTCACTGTACGAATACCTTGGCTTCTAGTATTTGGGGAATCGTTCAAGCTCAACTGAATAGTTATTTTGGTGTTTTGGGCGAATCTTTGGTACAACTTACGGGTCCTCTTGGTTTATTTCGTTACGTGATATCTCGAATCCGCAAGTTCCTGTTTTCGTTCATGGCCCAGACTATGTCAAAAGCTACTGGATCTACTAGCATGTTCCTTCACTATTTAACGAAGATTCAAGATGTTATGAAACGGTTTGTGGCTCAAGGATACATTGGGGCATTCTTAATTAAGGTTCTTGTTGATTTCGTATGGTCGTTCGTTACTCTCTTTATTTCAATTGTTAAAACGTTCGTCTTCATTCTGTTGGCAATTTCATTTATTTTGGCGCTTTTCAATCCTGCTTTATTAGTTTTGGCAATTGTACTTGCATCCCTAATTGCCGCGTCCGGTTTTTAATCGCTCCTCATAGTAATAAATGAACAAAACTGCGCTCGTTCTAGCCTTTTTCGTCGCAGCCGTTCTGGCTGGGCTGTTTGTCCGCTTCGGACCTCGCGTAGCCCCGACCTCTAAGGAGAGCTTCATGCAGCAGCCTGTTGGAAAACCCCTGAACTCTGCGGGTATGGGTCCCTACGACCAGGTTGACATTGGCGGTGGAGTGTCTGGATGGTCGGCCAATGAGGCGTCACCTGTCGGCGGCGTTGCCAAGCTGCCATCCGAGCCCGATGACTCGAATAAGCTGATGTTACTTGTAGGTAACAAGGTATCCACTGACTGCTGCCCTTCTGTATTCAACACGGATACTGGCTGCGTATGCCTGACACCCGACAACAAGACCCTAATGTCTTCTCGCGGCGGAAATCGGGCTTAAACATTTGTTCAGCATAAAATCTAAATGGACACATCCAAGATATTTCAGAGTTTCATTGACGATATCCGAAAGGCGTGTTCCGATGTATCGCCAGTCCTAAAGTTTGAGGACGATTTAAAGATTCTTGAAACGTTCTACCCAGACGCTCTCAAGATTCTTCAGCGGGACGACAGCTTCTTTTCTGAGAAGCCCCGTGTACTTTTTGATGTTGATTTGAGCGCTATTTGGGCTCGTGATGGTGTTTCAAAAGAAGATCTGTGGAAGGGATTTCAGTTATGTGTTCTTAGTGCCTTCCTTCATGGTGATATCAAGGAGAAGATTGGATCTATGATTGATATTTTCAAGTCTTACTGGACCAAAACTGGAACGGATAGCGACGAGATCAACAAGATCTTGAACGACAAGGCAAGCGAAAATCATTTCAAGGAGATCTTGGAGTTCATTATGAATACTCGCATTGCCAAGATATTTACCGAGATTGTTGAGAAAATTGATGTCAAGGCGTTGAATATCAATGTTGAGAATCCCGATGAACTTATCGAAATGATTAAGAATCCTGAACACCCAACCATCAAAAAGATCATAACCAAGATCCAGAATATGTTGAAGGATAAGATGAAGCGTGGAGAGCTTACTCAGCAGCAGATTACGGCGGAAGTTGAAGCAATTAAGGCGAAGGTTACGTCAATCTTTGGGAACATTTTCAATGATGCTATGGGGTTGAATCGCGGCGAAACTCCAGCAGCTGTCCTAGTAGGAAACTCGCCAGAGGCACGTCGTCAGAGAATGTTGGCGCGTCTACAGAAGAAACAGCGCGATAAAAACTCAAGCTAGAAATAAGATGACCGAACAAATTTGGTTCCGAGATCCAGCTATTCTATTTGCGCCGGACAAGTGGAGTCAGTTTGTTCCTACCAAGAACATGACCACTGTAGAGGCTCTGAATGCCGTAGTCCGCTTTTCTGTGTACTTTTCCGTCATCCTGTTCCTTTCTACACAGGTAAGTGGCTACCTTGTGGCTATTCCAGCAGTGATGGCTGCAACGGTTGTACTGTTTACTCTATTTCCAAAGGGTCGTGTTCTGGAAGCATTCAAGGCTGCAGTGAGTGGAAAAGAGTACACCATGCCCACTCCCGATAATCCTTTCATGAATCCTCTTCTAACTGATATTTTGGACAACCCTGATCGTAAAGACGCTGCACCAGTTACGCGTCGCGATGTACAGTCTAAAATAATGAAGGCCTTCCAGCACACGTCCGATATGTACATGGACACATCTGATCTGTTTGACCAGACCACCGCAATCATGCCGTTCTATACTCTCCAGTCCGCCACAATCCCTAACGATCAGGATGGATTTTTGAAATGGTTAGCAAAGGGTATTGATGAGCCCGATTACTCGAGCGCGCCTCCGGCTCGGTATGGTAAGCTTGTGTCTGAGGGGTACATGCCTGCTCTTGGATCACACCTTAACCTTACGAACACGACGGGTAAGCCGAAGGGTACGTCGCCGAGTGCGCCGACGCCCGCCCGTTCCAAATAACTTCTTCTTTAGTTCAGCTTTAGATGATGACCCATCAACTACTTTTTTCTTTGACTTATTGTGAACTTCAAAGTGCGGGAATCCGGAAATACCCATTTCCGGAGGAACTTTGGCACTTTCAATCTTACAAAAATCCGTGTGAGGGATCTCCTTTTCCAAGTCATCCCACGGCTTTTTCATTTTATCACAGTGAGGACACCCGACCATATAGAAAAAGATCGCTGTAGGTTTTCCAGACTTAATCTCCTTTTTCAAACTTTCGCCGTCTAACTCCTTCATTTAATTCTTAGAAGACAACAAAATGGACAAGCATTGGTCTGGATACTTAAACGCAGTTGGCGGAAACCCTGTTCCGCAGACGTCTATGCCCGCACCATATCTTACTTCTGACCCAACTCCTGGAACATCTGGGTTCCTGGATTTACAGGTAAAGAAACCTGATATTCAGGCTCGGTATGATGCAATGTCGGGATCGTGGGCAGGAGTCAAGGCAAGTGATGCGGCGCTTTCAAACGGTTTATTCAAGACTGAATCGATGCCTATCGATAAAACACTTCCCCAATATACTAGTAAATGAGTGGTGAAATTGTGAATTTGATGCTGACTCTGCGCAATCAAGTAAAGATCTATCATTGGGAAACTATGCAGTATTCCCGCCATAAGTCAACAGATAAGCTGGTTGATAGTCTAGATGAATCTATCGATAAGTTTATGGAGGTGTATTTTGGTAAGTATGGTCGTCTGAACTTAAATCAGCGCAACGGTACTATTCGCTTACGTAATTACAACGACGACGAAGGCCCTGAACTTTTGAAACAGGCAGTGGAGTGGTTAAGTACGCGGTTACCGAAACTACTCAGCAGTAAGGATACTGATCTGCTGAATATTCGTGATGAGATTGTAGCTGATTTGAATCAGACTCTGTACTTATTTACGTTTCAGTGAGCGGCGGCGCATTTTCTTAGTCTTACGACGCTTAGCACCACCTTTTGGCGACTTTTCAAAATCTAAGTTATCTGCGTTCAGTGGGGAACCTACAAACTTACCAAACGCGGAATTGTCCGGCGGCCAAGTAGCTGAAGTAGCTCCCAGTCCGCCTCCGCGGCGTTTACGAGTCACACGACCACGAGAATGTTTCCGGGCCATTTCTTATATTCTAACAAAGACAATGTGGGTGTGGATTCTGGTAGGTATTGCCCTTCTCGTAATTCTGTTTTACCGCCCTCGTGAAAATATGACGAACGAGCAGCTGATTGATACGCTGAAAACGTTTGGAGAACAAAACGATTCTTCATCGTCATCCAATAAGTTTGGACAATCTATTAAACCTATATACGGTCCCAGCGCTAACCCACCACCGATTCCCACTAATAAAGGGGCTGGTGGAAAAACTGTAGCAGGACCTTACCCCGAAATTTTTGGTCCTGATGTAACTAACGCCCCAGGAACTTCTGGTTACGGTGGGAGAAGAGGATCGTTTGGGGGCGGTGGCGGTGCTGGTGGCGGTGCTGGTGGCGGTGCTGGTGGCGGTGCTGGTGGCGGTGCTGGTGGTGGTGCTGGTGGTGGTGCTGGTGGTGGTGCTGGTGGTGGTGCTGGTGGAGGTGCTGGTGGAGGTGCTGGTGGCGGTGCTGGCGCTAGGGGTGGCGGTGCGGCTAATGGGTACGTATTTTCCGACCAGCCAGGACCAGCCGACAGGGTTTATGAATTCAATCCTGATCTTGCCAGAACGTTTCCGGTTGACGGACCACCGCAACCCTTTTTAACCGATTTCTCTAACATACAACATTAAGTAAAGAGATGTTCGGGCTTATGAACTTCTCTGGCAGTTGTTGGGTGAATGCATGTTTACAATCAGTACTTCGCATACCGGAAGTTCAAACACGGTATACGGATGGAGTGTATGATCCAACAAACCCTATAGATCTGGCACTGTACAAGATATGGTCATCTAAAGGTGATGGGCTAAAGGAGTTTTTTGAAGCTGTGCGGACAGAAATGATGCCTGCAGGACAAGGTATTGGTGACAGTCACGAACTATTTGTCTACTTATGTGACAAACTTCCTTTTCTTGACAAGTTGTGTAGGTTCAAAGTCGCCGATTCAATTCAGTGTAAGAGCTGCAAGAAGAAGGAACTCAAGGAAGATATGGTAACTGAATTCTCTCTTTCTTCATCTGGACCTTCATCTCCCATTTCACAATGTATCATGGATGCTATGACTCCACATGAAATCTCTGATTGGAAGTGCGAATCATGTAAAGACAAAGGGTGTACGAAACAACAACTTATTGGATCGTTCCCGCAAGTGATGGTGTTTCATATGGTAACTACACAAGCATCTGTCAATTATTCGAGTATTTTGATACTTAACAAGATACAGTATGCTTTACTCGCTGTATGTTGCTACAACGGTTCACACTGGTGGTCATATGGTCGTAATAACGTTGGGCAATCGTGGTATACTTTGGACGATACGCGGGTAGAAGAACATGGACCAAAGGAGTTCCCGTTATCCAATAAAATGCGTTTGCTGATTTATTATCGCCTCAACAATTAATGAGCGATTCAACATTTGATCCCGTAGCAGAGTTCAAGAGTTTATGGGCAGGTAAGCCTGGAAGCACAGGTCCAGCCGTAATCCCTGATACTACTACAAGCTCCAAGAAGTCTCAAGCCGAAACTATTCTAAATAGTGGGGGCCTGCTAATTCTTATTAGCGTTGTTCTCGTACTTCTATCTGTCGTGACATTCGTGTCTACTGGAAGTTTTCTTGCGACACTAGTTGTGATTGCGATTCTGATAGGCGTAATTCTTCTACTTGGGAAGCTCGGAATCCTGAAGATTTACTTTGATGATTCATGGATGTTGCATATAGAGTATCATGATATGGATGCGGATTCCACTACTGATAATTCTGATATGTCCGATCAAGCATCTAAATCTTCTCCTGCCCCATCAAAGTCGGATCAGACTGCTTCAGCTCCTAAGCCTGTAGGACAGAGCGAAGTCTTTCACATTGGAGGAAATGATTACACGTACGAAGACGCTCCTGCAGTATGTGCAGCCTACGATTCTGAACTGGCGACTTACGATCAGTTGAATACGGCTCTAACTCTTGGAGCCGAGTGGTGTGCTTATGGATGGTCGCAGGGCGGTATGGCTTTGTACCCTACCCAGCAATCTACGTGGACACAGCTACAAGCTGATCCGAATAAAAGCACCGCATGTGGACGCCCTGGAATCAACGGAGGATACTTTGACCCCGCCACCAAGTTTGGAGTAAATTGCTACGGACCTAAACCATCTGATAATACGAATGCTAAGTATCCTTTACCTCTGCCTGGGTCAGATCCCAGTGCATTCAACCAGATGGTAAACAAGTTCAGGAGCCAGATGAATACGATGAAGGTGAATGCTTTTAATCGCTCCGCTTGGTCCGGTTGGAATCTTTCTGCTCACCAATAAGCAAATGAGCAATTACGCTCTAGACAGTCCAATTAATCGTAAAATGTATGTCCCAGGAGAAGACGATCTCCCAGTAGCTCCTGTGACGTATCCCAAACCTTCAACGGAAACTGACCAGACACATCGTCGGATGGACTGGTTGCATCATAAACCACAGGAGCATGCGATCTTTCCGCAGAAACCGGAGGCTGTAAAAATAGAAAAGAAAAAGCGGTCAGATTAACAAAGAAGATGATTGAAGTTGCTCTTCTGCTCGGGTTAGGAGCTGTAGGGTACCTACTCGCCGTTGAACAGCCTAAAAAGACGGAAGAACAACCGCCTTCAAGCGAAGGGGCAATTGAGAATTACAGGAATCTTCCAGCTGGGACGATGGACGATGGAATGGAGCCCAATATGACTAATAAGGGCCACAACAACGAAGTACCCTTCTTTGGAGCTCACCTCAAGCAGAGTATGTACTCTGGAGCCACGAACGGTATTCTGGATTCACATACTGGAGCCGGAAAGGAGTACTTCCAGAAGAGTGAGGTCAAGTCGTTTTTCGACGCTAAGCCAGCGACTGGTAATCCTTACGGAAACCAGAACGAGTCGGATTTCTATCAGTCGCGTATGGTAACGGGACAGCACATGAATAACACATTTCCAATTGATCAGGTGCATGTTGGTCCCGGTGCCAATGACGGGTACACCAATATTCCTAAGGGAGGTTTCCAGCAGGATCAGTACCGCGAGTACGCTCTACCTCGTACAACCGATGAGGTTCGTATCGTTACCAAGCCCAAGCTGTCGTACGAGCCTCCTGTCATTCCTGGCTCAAGTGTTGTCACCCAGCCAGGCATTCAGGCTGATGTCAACAAGAACCGCCCTGATCGTTTTGCGATATACGGAATGGATCGTGTGAATACGGCTGTAGGTGCGCAGACAGCGGCTCGTTTCTACCCCGAGCAGATCATGAAGTCGCAGGCGCGTGAAACTACCGAGAAACAGTACTATGGTCCTGGTGGAAATCTGGGCGGTGTTGTGGCTTCCTATATTCGCGCATTCACTGAGCCTTACCAGGAGTTCATGAAGCTTACGACGGAAGGACGCCCAGGTCCTGCGGCTGCACAGACGGGTACGGGTCAGGCACTTGGCGGAGATATGTACTCAGCTCAGACCAAGAAGGACGAAACGGTTCTCTCAGATGCCACACGCTTCAACTCTGGAATGGTCAGTATCAACGCTACAGGCGAACAGTTGGGTTCGTACACGTACAATGCCCCGCTCAAGCAGGATGTGTACACGGAACGCAACGAGCCAAGCATTCTGTCGGCGTTCAACCAGAACCCGTATTCACAGAAACTCAGCTCAATCTAACAATGGATCTGATACGCGAACATTTAATTTACAAAAATGTGCCTCTCGATATTCAGATCGACGCACTGAAAACTCAGGAACAGTACGAAGTCATACGTCTTCTTCTAGCGTGTCGCAAAGAAGACGTGTGTGTTTTAGTTTCTGATAAATCCAATAAATATATTTTAGAACTTCTTAAAGAATTAAAAATCAGTACCCGTGAAACCGCCGCGGCTGCCGTACCGTGAACCTGTGACGACGATTACCACCTGTTACTGGTGCCGTTGTATCTGGAGTATTTAACCACCCTTGAGGTTTTTTGGTGTCAACTAACCATTTTTTAATGCGGTCTGCCTCTCTAGTATTACCTTCACTGTTAGCTTTAGATAACAAAGCTTTTACTTGAGATGGTTTCAGATCCCTCAACTTTGGTTGATTTCCAGTCTGTCCTTGCTGCTGTCCCTGCTGTTGTTTCTGAACTTCAAACGTCTTGGTGGTCATAATCTCCTTTTTTTGTTTCTGTAACTCTTCCAGTTCTTTATCATACTGCTCAATAGCCGAAGCTTTGCGCGTGGCCATACACGTCTTAACCTTCGCCATCTCTGTTTCGTAAATATCCACTGCTCCACCTACTTTAACATCTACATTATTCAAATTTGATAACTTGAACTGTAGATCAGTTCGCTCATCTAAAATAGGCTGTAATAACTTATCGGCTTCCGCAGTCAGGTCTTGAGCCAATTGTAAAATCACATTGCGTCCAGATGTGCGTGATTTCAGACGCAGAATCTGGTCTTTGGCTAACTTTTCACCTAACTCTTTAACCTTCTTTATTTGTTTCTCGGTCAGAATTGACTTGGATTTGCCTTGGCGTTTCAGTTTCGTGATAGGTTCTGGGACTTCTATAAGTTGACGAGATGCTTCGCCGTGTGTTAATCTTGATGTAGATACTAATTCGGGTTCAGGTAACGTGACTGGTTCTTCCTGTTCTTCCGGTTCAGTGGGAGGCTGTATAGGAGGATTCTTGGGGTTATAAGCATCAAGAGACTTCAATACTTTGCTGTTTAATGCGCGTTTTAGTTTAGGAGTCGTTCGTCCAGTAGTAGCTGGTGGGATTCGGAGAGGTTTAGGCCCAGGAGGAACTGGAGAATTCGGTCCAATAAAAGGATTCCTAGCTTTGTATGTTTTTATAGTTGGCAATGGATTAGGAATATCACGACCTTGTGGTGTAACAGTTGTACTTGCCAACTTGAGAGCATCAACACCTTCCTTTGCTCGTGCTTGTTCTTGTGGTGGGATTCGGAGAGGTTTAGTCCCAGGACGACCTTGTGGTGTAACAGTTGTACTTGCATACTTGAGAGCATCAACTCCTTCCTTTGCTCGTTCTTGTTCTTCTGGCGTTACGACGCCTCCTGACATCGGTTCCCCTCCAGCATTAATAAAATCCTCAACTTCTTTCAGAATTGTGTCGCCAGTATACTTCCCACACAAATCCACCAGTTTCTGGAGATTTGCGATTGTCGGGTTATTGTTCAAAGCATCTAACGCCGCATTAATTGAATCAATACGTCCAGCATAATCTCCACCCACCGAATTCTCAAATTCGGCGTTTTCAGGATCAGCCATTGTCGGGTCAATTGCGATTCGCGATGCCAAGAACGCGCGCTGTCGCTTTTCAACTAAGGTATCAATATTTTCAATAACAGTATCGGCTGTTCCCAATATACTACATTTTTCCGTAACTGCATTTTCAACCTTCTTCTGCATTTCGTTAATCGCCTCCTGCGAAATCAGTAAACACGCAACTTCTGAGCTCTTAATTGCTTCTTTCTTTCGTGCCGTAACAGTATCCATCTTAGCCGTTAAATACTTCTTCAGTTCAGTAATTGAATTGCCCAGTAAAGTTTTCGCATCACTTCCAACTGGTCCAGTTTGCCCGACTCCTTTCCTAAAGGCTGCTTCGTAACTTTCTTTAGTCATACGATATGCGTGCTGCGCAACCGCTTCAGCTTTAAACATTTCAAAATAAGTGTTTGTCAAGTCCTGAAGTTCTTTAGTAGCCTCCTTGAACTTTTTATCCGTATCAGTTTTTAGAGTGTTAATACGTTTCAATAATTTCTCGGTAGCTGTATCGCCAGAAAAGGCATTCGTAGCAATGTCCGATGCTATCTCTTCAAGTTTACGAACGTCGCGATCTACTGTTTCCAGAGCCGATTTGTAAGGACTAGTAGGAGTCGCTTCATATGCTACTTTAGCTTGAGATAGAACACGTAAAGCATCATCTAACCCAATAAAGTTACCCTCGGAAGTAGGATCGGATAGTTCAAGGAATGATTTCAGCTCTTTCTGTGCTTTCAGTACCTTTTTAAATGCCGCTTCAGTCGGACCGTCTGTGTTAGACAGATTCGAAAAGTGATCATATACAGTCCTCCACGCAGTCTTAAACTTCTCGCTTCCCTGAATAGGATTTAGTCCAGTAAAATCAGGTTCTGGTATATTCATATTCAAATACCACCCATACACAATATTTCTCGCTTTGGTGCGATAGGCATCAGCTCTTCCCGGATTCTGTTGGCATGTGGTTTCTTTAGAAGCTTTGAGGCGCATATCTTCAACGTCGCGCTTGAGTTTCAAAGAAGTTTCCAGCTTCTCTTTGGTGTTCTTGAACACTTCTGTGGCTTTCGTTGTATCTACTGACTGTCCCGTTAACTCATCAACTTTCGCTTGAGCGGCTTTTACTTCGGCTTCAGCTTCAGTTTCAGCTTTAATTGATTCAGTATTAGGGTTTGTGATTCGTCGGGATTTGGCGTCATTAAGTTTGCGTTGAGCTTCCAATAACTTCGATTGAGCTTGGGCTAATGGTGTACCAGCTTCTTCGGTTGCAAAAAACAACTCTAGGTCCCGAGGATCGTACCATTCACTCTTTTTGGCATTCATGGATCGTCCACATGTCACATTGATCTTCATATTATCGGCGCCGTTCGGGTCAATTCCCTTGACTGCTCCTACATCACCCACCTCCATCGTTCCCAAACATTTTTTTCCCCGCGCCGACTGACGTACACGAACCATCGATCCAACTGTAACCCTACCTCCAAACACCGCTTCGCCCTCAGTATCGTCCGGCTCGGCGATTTCCAAATCTTCAGGTTCGTACCATTCTTTGGTTAGCTCTTCAGGGTTCTTGCCGTTGCACACCACCAAAATCTGTAAGTTATCCTTATCTTCCGGCTGAATGTCTACCACTGTACCTTCATCTCCGAACGCCGGGCGACCAAGGGGTTTGGAAGCTACTGCTTCCTTCCGCTCAGCACGAAGCCGGACTTTCACATCATTGTTTGCCATTCCTCCAAAAATGGGAATGCCGGGACGAGGAATCGAACGAGCTGGAACCGCTTCCAGATCCTCCAATTCGTAATCTTCTTCAACTACAGATTTTACGGCGTCCTTTGAAACACACCGTACCGTCGCGAAATCTTTCGATGTTTTTGGATCAGCTAGGACTCGCGTAACAGTTCCAAACGTTTCCCATTCGCGAACAATACCCATAGCATCAGAATGCTTTTGTCCATTAAGACGGTATGCTTCACTCGCTTTACCAAAAATAGGGTTTGCATGTTTCTTCAAAACTTCAGGATCAATCTTGCCATCAGCACCACGCTTTAGCTGCACTGTCGTTCCAATACCAATCAAACCTCCTTTAATTCCCCGCTTACCTGGTTCACTAGGTCCACTCACAAACTCTAAATCTTCAACCTGGTAATTCTCTTCAAAACTTCCCTTGGAATTGTCTAGGCGTTCTGTACGCACCATAACTTCCGTCTTTCGTTTTGGATTAATATGAGTGACCATACCTACCGAGTTTGCAAATGGACTTGCCAACCCCTTTCCACGATTTTTGGCACGAGCAGACTGAAGTAACCGAACGCGTGATCCTTCAATAAGGTATCCTCCCGGAATAGGTATTCCGGCAGCATTGATTCCTGAAGACACAATGTCCAGTACATCGGCTGGAAGTTCTTCGATCTCAACTTTTCCGCCTTTGCGACACGCAAACTTTACTGTTCTTTTTGATTCATTGATTTCTGTTACACGTCCATTCCCTACTTTCTGTAAACACGAATTAGGATATGCATCCTTCTTGTCCTGGTTAAGTCGCACTTCAGAGCCAACGTAAATTCGCTGACCAGAAGAGAGCTTGATACTCCCTTTTTCTTCAGTATCGATTAGACCAACGTATATTCCTATGCCACCAAGTACAGTGGCGCCAAGCATGGCCACCGGTAAAACGATGGACATTTCTCCTTATCTATTGAGTAGAGATGTTTCATTTAGTCAAAGACAACGTATCCGGAATTGAGAACAATCTTATTTGGGCACGTTCTGTAAGAGATTCCATCGTGTCGTGGTGGTTCAATGTCGTATTATTATTTTTAGTGGTTGGATCCTTTGTGTACTTCTTGTGGGCCAGTCACGGAACTGCACCTCAAGAAGACATGAAAAAGATTCCATTTGAGCCGAATATGTGGCATAACGCTGTAAGAAATGTTCCCACAAGAGATTATGGACAAATTCCTCAAGTTGAAGCTGGAGATGGTTTACCGGGACATGCCCGTAGAACAGGCGCGTCAGAGTTTTGATAAATTAAAAGATGAGAAGCCGGTTTTAGGTGAAGATAAAGTTCCTGTACCGGTAAAACGTAAATTAAGAATCGTGACGAAAGACAAATGAGTGCCGCAAGGTACACGAATAAGATCAGAACTGATTCCGAAGCGCGTGTTCGGAAAGTTCAGTACCGATACAACAATGCTAATAATTACAATCCATTAGCTGCAGCATGTGATGCAAGTCCTGATTTCACTGTTCTTTTGTACACGAAAGGCGACTGCTGTTCAGCTCCGGTTGCCACTATCGTGATTATTTTATTCTTGGATGGCGGTAATGCTTACACAAACGTGTATGACGAAGGATATCCTCCTCCAACCTATCTAAATATCCTACAAGACATATTCATTCCTTCAAATTTAGCTTATAATGGCGGATCTGCGAGTGTTGTAGTTTCTTCGCCAATCTACGATTCCGGAACAGCCTCCGATAATTTTCCCAATATCTTGCAATCCATTCTCGTGCTTTCAACAGGTGTTATTCTGGATTCTGGATTTTTAGTTACTCTACTAAATCCAATCTACAATGGTGGTTCTGCATCCATTGTTTACAGCGTGATTTTAGACGGTGGAAATTCTGTACCACTATAATAACAATAAATGAGTACCGTTACAAATGTCCGGTTTCAGCTTCGACGTGATACCGCTACGAATTGGGCCAGTGCAGGAAATCCAGTGTTGTTATCTGGTGAACCAGGATACGATACAACCAACAAGATCCTGAAGGTTGGCGATGGTAGTAGTACGTGGAGCCTTTTACCCGCTATCAGCGGAGGAGGAGGTGGTGGTGGAGGGACAACACTTCCTGCTGGAATCAACCCAGGAGATTACTTGTCGTGGAATGGAGCTAATTGGGTAACTGGTGGAGAAGGTGATGTGAAATTGGGAGGATTATCAGATGTTTCTGGAACAACAAATAATAGCGTTGCAGTTGGAGGAGGAGCTAAAGCTGTTCAACTAGATGTTGTTATTGGTAGTGCAGCTCAATCGTCTGTTGGCGGTAATGTGGTTATTGGCAAAAGTGCTACTTCAAGTGGTGGTACAGCCGTTGTTATTGGAAATACGGCAACCGGTGCTGCATTTAGTACGTCGGTTGGTGGAAACACTTCTACTGGTGCTAACGGCGTTTCGGTCGGTAACGGTGCTAACGGAACTGGATCAGGTATTAGTATTGGTAATCAAGCACTTTCTGGAAATGCTGGAATAACTATTGGAGATAATGCTACAGGTTCAGCAACTTCAGTTTCAATTGGAAGTCCGTCATTCACGGTAGGAACAGGTAACGTTGCGATTGGTCAGAATTCAACAACCGGAATTGTTGATTATGCCATTGCAATTGGAAGTGCATCTGCTAATTCCACCCAATGTATTGCGATTGGAGGAACTAGTACAAGTATAAGTACTTCATCATTTGGAAGTATCGCTATTGGTTCGCAGGCAAATATATCAACAGATGCTGCTAATTCTGTTGCACTGGGATACAATGCTCGTGTTGAAAATCTAGCTGATAGCTCTGTAGTTATTGGAAGCAGTTCCTCAGCAGCTAATATGGCATCTAAATCAGTTACAATCGGAGCTAATAGTTATACCGGTTCTAACAACGTAATATTAATTGGAGAATCACTTATTGCGACAAAAAGCAATACAATACAGATAAACGCAGACGTAAACAACTCAGGAGTGGGGAGTACTCCAAATGCTAATGCGTGTTATATCTACCCTATACGCGGTGCTGATTCCGGAAATGGTTTGATGCAACCAGGTACATTATGGTATAATACAACAACGAAAGAAATTTGTTACCAGAACCCATGATTACCTACCTTTTCATGTTAGAAATTCTACATCGTAATAATAACAGATGGCTACAACTAATGTACGTTTCAAGCTTCTCCGTGACACATTTGTAAACTGGACGAGTACAAACCCAGTTTTATTATTAGGAGAACCGAGTTACGATACAACAAATAACCAATTGCGAATTGGCGACGGTGTGTCTACGTGGTTAAACTTAAACCCGTTCGGGGGCCCTACTGGTCCTACTGGCGTTAGAGGGCAAACCGGGCATACAGGCCATACTGGAGTTACTGGACCTCGGGGACTTACGGGGCAAACAGGTCCAACAGGTCCTGGAATAACCGGTCCTGGGCTTACCGGTGCTACCGGAGTGATAGGACCTACAGGATCTACAGGACCTACAGGTCTTGGTTTAACAGGTCCAACTGGAGTTACAGGATCAGTGGGTACTACAGGAAGTACAGGTCCAACAGGTCCTGGTCTAACTGGTACAACTGGACCTAGAGGATCTACTGGACTATTGGGCCCTACAGGAAGAACGGGACCAACAGGTCCTGGTCTAACTGGTCCAACTGGAGTTACAGGATACGATGGACCCACTGGACGTACAGGTCCAACCGGTCCTGGTCTAACTGGTCCAACTGGAGTTACAGGATCAGTGGGTACTACAGGATCTACAGGACCAACAGGTCCTGGTCTAACTGGTCCAACTGGAGTTACAGGACCCTTAGGTCCTACAGGCAATACAGGTCCAACAGGTCTTGGTCTAACAGGTCCAACTGGAGTTACTGGTTCAGTAGGTCCTACAGGAAATACAGGCCCAACAGGTCCTGGTCTAACTGGTCCAACTGGAGTTACAGGATTTAATGGTTCTACAGGAAGTACAGGCCCAACAGGTCCTGGTCTAACTGGTCCAACTGGAGTTACAGGTCCTACAGGATCTGGAATTACAGGCTCAACTGGTCCTGGTCTAACTGGTCCAACAGGATTTACTGGGTCAGTAGGTCCTACTGGACTTACAGGTCCAACAGGTCCTGGTTTAACAGGTCCAACGGGAGTTACTGGACCCTTAGGTCCTACTGGACTTACAGGTCCAACAGGTCCTGGTCTAACTGGTCCAACGGGAGTTACTGGACCCTTAGGTCCTACTGGAACAACTGGACCTACAGGTCCGGGGGTAACAGGACCAACTGGCATGACAGGTTACACTGGGTACACGGGATATACTGGATACACTGGCCCGACTGGACCCGGATTGACTGGTCCCACAGGGTACACTGGTCCCACAGGAACAGAAGGTCGAACAGGTCCTACCGGGTATACTGGTTATACTGGGTACACTGGAGTTGCTGGCCCAACTGGGTCTGGATTTATTATGCAGGGAACTTGGCTAATTGGCAATTCTTACAATAAAAACGATGTTGTGTATTACCTGGGAAACACGTATGTGGCTAAGATCAATGTGCCTGCATTCCTCGGCGTACCTACTTCATACATAAATTCATTCTGGTTGATCTTCACGATCGGAGCAACTGGACCTACTGGGGTAGGTTCGACTGGCCCTACCGGAAGAGTAGGACCTACAGGTTCCGGCATAACTGGTGCTACCGGGATAGGTTGGACTGGTCCTACGGGAACAACGGGACCAACAGGTCCTGGTCTAACAGGTCCAACTGGAGTTACTGGTCCTACCGGATTTACTGGACCAACGGGTTATACTGGATTTACTGGACCAACGGGTCCTGGTCTAACCGGTCCTACCGGATTTACTGGACCAACAGGTCCTACTGGTTTTACTGGACCAACGGGTAGTACCGGATTTACTGGGCCAAGGGGTCCTACCGGATTTACTGGACCAACAGGTCCTACTGGACCGTTTGCACCCCTAGTATCTGAAAACTTTGTGGTAGCGGCTGGAGATGGAGCAAATCCGTTGGCTTACAGTTATGACGGAACAACCTGGTTTCCGTCTACGAACGGAAACTCGATATTTGATGGTTCTGCGAAAACAGTTGCTTGGAATGGATCTTTATGGTTAGCTGGTGGAAATGGAACAAATAGATTAGCTTACAGCTCCAACGGAATAACTTGGACTGCATCTACAAGCGGAAATTCAAGATTTACTTCAGCGGTAAATGCCGTTGCTTGGAACGGAACGTTATGGGTAGCTGGTGGTGTTGGAACAAATCAATTAGCTTACAGTTATGACGGAATAACATGGACTGGGTCTGGGAGCGGAAATTCAATATTTACTTCAGCGGTAATTGCTGTTGCTTGGAACGGAACATTATGGGTAGCTGGTGGCACAAGTGCAATAAATCAATTAGCTTACAGCTACGACGGAATAACATGGATTGAATCTGACAATGGAGACACAATATTTGGTAGTGGTAGTGTGAATTCGGTTGCTTGGAATGGTTTGAGATGGGTAGTTGGTGGAAATGGAACAAATACATTAGCTTACAGCTTCGACGGAATAGAATGGATTGCATCTGCCAATGGAAACTCGATATTTGGTAGTAGTGGTACTGTGAGTTCGGTTGCTTGGAATGGATCTTTATGGGTAGCTGGTGGAAATGGAACAAATACATTAGCTTACAGTTCTGATGGACGAACATGGGCTGCATCTACGAACGGGAACTCGATATTTGATTATGTTGTATCTGGACTTTCCTGGAATGGAACTTTATGGATAGCTGCTGGAGAAAGTATTAACACTTTAGCATACAGTTCCGACGGACAAACTTGGACTGCATCTCCAAGTGGAAAATTGATACTTACTACTAATGGATTTGCAGTTCACTCCCGCCGTGTTTTGCCAAATGTAGGTACTTCTTCGTTAGGAGGTGCTATTGGCAGTACTGGTCCTACTGGTTTTGGCAGAACTGGTCCTACGGGTCCTGGCCTAACTGGTCCTACCGGATTTACGGGACCTACGGGTCCTGGTCTAACCGGTCCTACTGGATTTACTGGACCTACAGGTCCTGGTCTAACCGGTCCTACTGGACCTACCGGATTTAATGGACCTACGGGTACTACTGGACCTACTGGATTTACTGGATCTACTGGATCTACTGGTCCTACTGGATTTACTGGATCTACAGGTCCTACGGGTCCCGGCCTAACTGGTCCTACCGGATTTACTGGATCTACAGGTCCTACGGGTCCTGGTCTAACCGGTCCTACCGGATTTACTGGACCAACGGGATTTACTGGACCTACAGGTCCAACAGGTCCTACAGGACCGTTTGCACCTCTAGTATCTGAAAACTTTGTGGTAGCTGCTGGAAATGGAGCAAATACATTGGCTTACAGTTACGATGGAACAACCTGGTTTCCGTCTACGAACGGAAATGCGATATTTGATGGTTCTGCGAAAGCAGTTGCCTGGAATGGATCTTTATGGGTAGCTGGTGGAGATGGAACAACAAATAGAATGGCTTACAGCTCCGATGGAATAACTTGGACTGGTTCTAGTGGACCTACTGGCGGAAATGCAATATTTACTAGTGAGGTATTTGCTATTGCTTGGAATGGATCTTTATGGGTAGCTGGTGGAAATGGAACAAATCAATTAGCTTACAGCTCCAACGGAATAACTTGGACTGGGTCTACGAGTGGAAATTCAATATTTACTACTTCGGCAACTGCTGTTGCCTGGAATGGTTCTTTATGGGTAGCTGGTGGGCAGGGAACAAATAGGTTAGCTTACAGCTCTGATGGAATAACATGGACTGCATCTGCCAACGGAAACTCGATATTTACTAGTGTGGTATATGCAGTTGCCTCGAACGGATTGAGATGGGTAGCTTGTGGAAATGGAACAAATCGATTAGCTTACAGCTCCGACGGAATAACATGGATCGCATCTGCCAATGGAAACTCGATATTTGGTAGTGGTAGTGCGAATTCGGTTGCTTGGAATGGATCTTTATGGGTAGTTGGTGGAAGTGGAGCGACAAATAGGTTAGCTTACAGTTCTGATGGAATAACATGGACTGCATCTACTAACGGGAACTCGATATTTGATTATGTTGTATCTGGACTTTCCTGGAATGGAACTTTATGGGTAGCTGCTGGAGAAACCATTAACACTTTAGCTTACAGTTCTGACGGAATAACATGGACTGCATCTCCAAGTGGAAAATTGATACTTAGTACTAATGGATTTGCAGTTCACTCCCGCCGTGTTTTGCCTTACGTAGGTACGACCACAACAAATATAATTTCATTATTACAAAATCTTGGGGCTACATTACCTTCTGGATACAGGACACTGGCATACAATCCAACAACTGGAGTACTAGGTTATTTTGGCAGTTAAACGACTAACTTGCCTACAATTTTATGAATAGATAAAGACGATACACCTGATGCATCAGACACAAGTTTCATTTGAGTTTTGGTTTTCAGACCCATAATATGGGCAACCACCCCGGCCACAATGGTCTTGGGTGTATGCTCAAAATCGTCTTCGGATTTCTTGGAAATTTCAACTAGTAAATCCATAATTTTCTGGCGCTGGTCGTCGTTCAGCGAAAGAGATGCACACAACCGCTCAGCAATCCCAATTTCCGTTTGCAGAACAGTATTATTTGTTACCTCAAAATGTGTCACAGCTTTGCACAGTGACCGAATGTTCACAAGAAACATCTTCGCAATTTCCTCGTGACTCCGCGGAGCTCCGTTATTTCTACAAGCCACAAACACTGCTCCACCCATCATTGCACGGCGTGTTTCGCCTCTGACTTTCTGAGCGTCCTCTAGTTGTTTATACAAACCACAAGCGTCCATCACAATAGATTTCGGCAGACCCGCGTGAGTACATGATAACTGAATAGCGTCAAAGATCGACATCCATGAGCGCTGAGAGTTGGAGGAAAGCGACCAGCACGATAAACGCTGGATAGCTTTCAGTTTCACGTCTTTGGCAGTTAGTCCTTTGAAAGACATAACTGATCCATATGACGATTCAGGGAGAAGATCTGATGTTGTAAAGCCTGTGCGGCCTTCATCTTTTCCCTGATCGTAGTTCCGCCATTCGGCACCTTCATCAATAATCCGACCCATCATTGTTCCACACAGTGTACATACATGCTCACCTTCATCAATTACAAGTTCATGTTTACAATTACTCATTTTTAGTATGTTTCAGCACTATCCTTTTTAGCATTCGTTTTACGCGACGCAAATACCGATTTCATGACTGACCAGTTTGGAGGAATGAATCGTACAATATGTTTGTGAACATGTTCCTTATACAGAAACTTCACTTTCTCACTCAGTTGTTCTAAAAACAAAAACATGGCGTATGCGAAAAACAGACCCGAAACGTACGTGTCAATCTGGAGATCAAGAACTTTAGATATCGGAAATATGGGCGCCCATCCACGCGTGATCTGGGTCGTCCAGAACGCTACTGATCCAATAATACCTAATTCAAGTCCAATATCTCCAACTTGGTACGCCAAGTGTTCAGCCTTCCATTCTTTGTCGCAGTCGTCAAACAGATGGTAAAGCAAAACCGATAATAGAAGACCTATTAAAGTATAAAACAAAGCAAGAATCACGATATTCATAGTTCCACCCAACACTTCACCCAAGTCCATCATTATTATCTATTCTGGGGCATAAATGTTTCACCGTAAATCTGTGGACGGTAATTGGTTGCAAGTATCTGTTTATTACCGTCGCGAGTTTTTACTGGTTTTACCCATGAGATCAGAAGGTTCTTTTGTTCTACGACCCAAACCCAGTACCCTGCCTTGGAAAACTCTGACACTAAATGATCTAAAGCCTCTTTCAATGAAAACAGGGGATACCCAAACACATAGGTAGGAACAGGGTAAATTATATAAGGAGCATCTGAATTGTGTACTGCTTGACGTCTAATTTGTGCTTGAATCTGGGCAATTATGGGATTCATGGCTGCCATACGATTAGATCTTCTCTCTTCTTGTTCATCCCATACGTCACGCGCACGCAACATCTCTGCTTACTCTTACTATAAGAATGTCTGTGCCATTCCGCACTCTTGGGTTAGGCGGTGGAGGTATGAAAGGTATAATGTACATTGGCGCTCTGCGCGAACTTTCACGGCATCAAGATTTGGTGTTTCCTGATGGCGTGTACGGAGTTTCGGTAGGAGCGATTGTTGGAACGTATATTGCTTTTGGACTACCTTTGGATTTAGGAATTGAAGAAGCGTTCAAGATATCGTCATTTATTCCGGAACCGGATTATTCAAAATTACCTGAAATGATTTCTATGAAAGGTGTGTTTTCCATGGACGTTTTGGAAACGTCGCTCGTAAACATGTTTTTGACAAAAGGGATAGATCTGCGCACGAAAGTTATTGGCGATACCAAAATGCCTTTGTACATCCTGGCTTCCAACTTAACAAAAGGTAAACCCACCATTTTCTCCAAGAACGTCCCGATCTTAGACGCTTTGAAATGCTCGTGCTGTATCCCTGGTGTTTTCCGACCGCAAGTTCTGTATAATCAAGTATATGTCGACGGTGACCTGTTTGTGCCTTCGGTGGACAAATGTATTCCTGATTTAACTAACGCTTTGTGTTTATCACTAAAGCACCGGAAGTCTGATAATAAGTTTACTCCTTCAACAATTGAAACCATGTCCCCAATATCGTATGTCCATGACATGTACACTTTAGTGACATACAACTTTTTCAAACAAGTAAAAAAATCGTGTACTCTACAACTCCACTATCCTAACTTGCACAGCACTTCGGATTTAAAGGAGTTTAATGTTCCCGATATCCTGAAAAAAGCCAGTACAGACTTATCCCGATTTCTCGGCACCTAGAGCAGCTACCATAAAAGCTCGGAAGTTAGCGACAGTGGGTTTACCGCTCATTTCGTACATCTTTTCGGCCGTTTCTACTTTTATGGTAGGATACGCCTTGATCTTGTACAGCGCCGCCTTGCCTTTATCGGCGTAGGCATTAATTTCTTCGAATATTACTCGGTGACCTCCGTACGTATAATTCTTGGTCTGGACTAGCTGTTTGAACGACGCAACTTCAGGTTCGGCATCTTTACAGTGAGGACACCATGACGCAAAGAAAAACATGAACTTCACAGTTCCAGGTTCAGTAGCAGTATCCGGTGTAGGTTTATCCTCAGCTACTGGTTTCTGCTGGATAATCTTGGCTCCCGGCCAGATTCCGGTGTACGCACGGATTCCCAATATAGTTATCAGAACAATAATAGTTGAAACAATCACGGCTGTGACTATACTACTCATCTTGTCTAAATGAAGGGCATAAAAGTTTAGTCTCCTTCCTCAGGACCTCAAAGTAGTTGCGATATGATTCCTCAGCCGTAATCCCGGTCGTAATTTGAACCCAAGCTACTTGATAGGTTTGTCGTTCGGGTTCGTATGGTTTTGGGATGATGGCGTACCATTTTCCATTGTAGCGAACGGTTGGTGGCATGTTATACCTCCACAGAAACAAAGAAGCCAAGATTTCCGTTTTGCACCTTTTAGTGCCCACTGTTCAAACGTGTATACGTTGCTCATCGACATATTACACCTTGCGCAAATAGGGTACAAATTAGATAAAATGGTGGGACCGCCTTTCGATTCCGGAATATCATGTCCACACTGAAAATCAAAGACCGTGATTTTATTTTGGCACCATGGCGTGAAACATTTGGCAGAGTATACTTTACCAAATTTAGATATCCAAACTTGTTCTCTCAAAGCTTTAGGAATTTTGGCTTTGTGATGCCCTGACATTAATGTCTTAAGAGTAATCGTTGAAAACGGAAATTGTTTAATAATTCGGAAAAGGATCAGTAATAAGATGTCTAAGAATATCCATAACGTTGTCACGGATGTGCAAGAGAAGGTGACTGCCGATCATTTCCCTGTGACCGGTAATCTTCCTGATGGAGTTCATGCATGGACGGTTGTTGAATTTACGGCCGGGGACTGCATTCTCCAATTCGAAGTTCATCTTGAAAATCAGGTATCGTGTGTTCTCACTCAGCGAGGGTTTACCAATGATCAGCGCGATACCATTATGGAGATCTTTACGAATATGATGTTTGATTAACTAATTAAAAAACGAAATCAATTTGGTCAGAAATGACCTTTTTAATACAAGAAGATGCCGAAAGTTCACCACCCTTACAATGCGCTTGACAAGATGAAAGATGCGATTGAGCGTCAGCTGGGGCAGAGTGGCGTCAGCATGAAGTGGGAGCAGTCCGAGTACTGTGACCGAACATTCATTGTCTGGCTTTACAGTGGCGAACGCACTTACGAATACAACCTGAAATTCTACCCGGAGTTCTATGCGATGACTGCAAACAGCAACTCGTCTAGAAGTCTTACGGCATTGATGCGGGAAAAGTTCGATGAGGCTATCTACTACTAAAAACTAAAACCAGACCCGAGATGGGTCATTTTTTAATGACCAATTTCGTGTTTTTTACGGTGTCGTGTGTCATGTAGTTTAGGCGTTTAAGGGAAGCCTACGAGGTGGGCGCCAATACCGAAGCCGGCACCCGTGCGCGCCGACGAGCCGACCGAGGGGGCGTAGATATCGAGGATGGCGAACGTGGCCAGGGCAACGAGGGCAATCATGCCGATCTCCGACAGCTTGAGGCCCTTGCCGGGGAGGAGGTACGCCGCAATCGCAACAGCCAGACCCTCAAAGGCGTACTTGATAGCACGAGTCGTTAGGTCCGAGAAATCAACTCCAGCAGGGGCGGCAACAGACTTCTGCTCGGGCATTTTTATAGAAAAGGACAGAGAAAAAACGAGTCATTCTTTAAATGAAAGTATGTTTGGTGACTTTGGCCATAGGTGAAAAGTACCTTGAAGAGTACAACCGACTTTTCCGTGAGAGTCAAGAAAACTATGCCCGTAAGTGTGGTTACGATTTTAGGGTTTTGGATGATTATTTGGATAAAGATCACACCGATCCAAAAACTATAACATTGAACAAGATTCTGGTATGTAGTCAACCTTGGTCGGCCGAGTATGATTTTATAGTGTTCATTGATGCCGATATACTCATTAATATCAAATCGCCCCCTATTCATACACACATTGACTTTGGTGACAAAATAGGTATAGCAAACGAAACTGACCAAACGCCCTCTTACTTCATGAGCAGTTTTCGTAAGTATGTATATAATTGGAAGGACGGCGCAGGATATTATGCAAGTAGTGGATTTACTGTGAACTCTGGTAAGATTCTTAATACCGGAGTTCTGGTCCTTCAACCGAAAAAACACCGCGAGTTTCTTGAACGAGTTTACTACAAATATGTGACGTCTGATTACTACAATCCTAATATTCCCAACAACTTAGAACAAAAAAGCCCGTATCATTATGAACAATCAGCGGTTGGGTACGAGCTTCAAACTCATAACATGTATGTTATTATATCAAAAAAGTTCAACTCAATATGGTTTCTTCAAGCAACTATTAATCGATCAATAGGCGAAATGTTTGTACCCTTTACATTCCGCATTCACCGACGAAACATTCTTACGTATTTTAAAGAAACATATTTCATGCATTTTGCAGGGAGAAAAGGATTTTCGAGTGTTCAGGAATTGCAGAAAAACAACCACCTTTAGATAATGAGGCGCATCCGCGTAAAGGTCGTAGTTGATCCAGACGTTCAGAAAAAGTACACTATCCCTCCAGGACAAATTGAGTTTTATGTTACGACGTACCTCAACGATCCAGACGGGTGGTCCACGAAGGGTTACTTCTTTGAACCTGTTTCTTTTAATCAAGATGTGACAATTCACTTGTCATCTCAATCGACTATTGATAAGAATTGCGGATTAGAAGGAAAGCTGTCGTGTGCCGAATTAGGAGGTAAGACTATGTGGCTGAACTCTGATCGATGGTACCATGGTGCATCGAAAAGCAAACTTAGCTTAGATGATTATCGCCAATATATGGTTTCCCACGAGATGGGACATATTTTGGGGTACGATCATACTGAGTGCCCATGCAAGAACTGCCCTGCTCCAATCATGATGCAACAGACCAAAGGGATAGGACAGTGCAAACCTAATACGAAAGTTCTTTAGGGTAACTGCGTTTGGTTAGATATTATCATTAAACTTTTGATAGTATTGTCATGTTGTACAAATTTATCAATTGGAGATGGAATAAAGACTCGTAAGTCATTCTCATTAATTATGTTATTTAATAACAGATCAATTGGAAGTGTATATCCATACTTTGAATCATGATCTAAAACTAGTTTCTTTACTTTTGGAGATACAAATAATGCATATGTCCCCCAAGAGTTCGTCTTGAATGTTTGCGATGGCAATCCTACAAAGTTTATTTTTATATTTAGGAGCTGTGACCAAGCTTTTGAAACTCCAAGATATATTATATCGTAATTTGAAGCATTCCATTCAACAAGTTTTATAATGTTTGGGTCTGTAATAATACAATCGTCTTCAAAAACAATAACTGGTTCTTCAGGATTGATTTTGTAGATTTCTATATGGCTAAGATAACATCCACGAGCTCCAGGATTATCCATAATTGCTGGAAATACAGTGGCATCAGTCAATTGTACAAGTTTGTCTACATGTCGTTTTCGTTCTTTAGCACTTTCAGCATGTATTACATATGATTTAATCATTTATATTCGTTAAATATAGAACTTTCACATAGGACTCCATTAATAAACAAATGCCTCGCGAAACTCTACCCACGAAGGAAACCGATGGAACTGTTATTGATTACCTTGAAGAGGACCCTGAGATTCCTACGCAGCGCTACTGCATCATCTCCTTTATTTCACCTGAAAAGGTGGTTAAGCAGAAGGCGGAGTTCTACAACGAGAAGTTTGTAGAGTGGATGGCGTATGAGTGGAAGGTCAAGGGTTTGGAGCATCTCATGGCTTATGTCGCCAAGAAGTATTCTTTGAAGGTTGACGACCTTTTCAAGGATATGGAGGAGTTCAAGAAGGTACATGAGGCCGAGGTGAAGAAGACGGATGTCCCCGAGCAGTACCAGGTTTTTCTCCTGAAGAACGAGAAGGAGGTTGAGGCGAAGTTCAATGAGCAGGTTGAGTTTCAGACCAACGTTCGTGGCGTCAAGCTCCGTCGCGTGTTTGCAAATCTCGAGGAGTGCCAGACGTACGCCAAGGTCCTGCAGCGCCGCTACCCTAATGACAATCTTTATATTGGTAAGGTTGGTGCGTGGCTGCCGTGGGATCCTTCTGAGAACATGATGCCCGAGGTAGAGTATGCCGAGAAGGAGCTGAACGAGATGATGCGCAGGTACAAGGAGAACGAGGTGAATCGCGAGATTTTCTTTGAGGAAGAGAAGGCTCAGCGCATTGAGCAGCAGAAGAAGGAGAATGAGGCGCGCCGTCGTAAGAATCTTGAGGATGTTAAGAAAGATGCAGGTCTGGCCGATACGGCCGATATCGGTCGCGCGATTGAAGACAATGTTCACCCTGCCGAGGGCGGTGCGCCCCGTGATCTTTGAGTTCCTAACGACGCTTGGTCTGACGGCGGCGACGTGTTGAACGCTTCCCTGCACGGCGGAATATACCTTTCGCCTTGTTAAACAGATTTGACGCTACCGATTTTGCGGATACAGGTGCTGGAGATCCCACATTGGGATCAACGGGTGTGGGTGAACGAGGTATCTTTTTGACCTCTATGACGTACTTACTCGCAATTTCTGCTAGAAAATCTGCGTCGGCTTTCCATATGTCTGTCGCACGTGTAACGATTTTACCAGTTTCTGGGTTCAGCTGGAGTTTTATCTGATAGAATTGCCCACTGACAGGATTAACAATGGCAACTAATGTGTATCTCTCGTATAAATGGTCCTCCGTGTCATACTTTAACACATTAACATCCGGAGCACCGTTACGACTTTTACTCAGTTCTTTGGATAGAGATCCGTACTTCGTGAGAACATTCGTTAGAGCTTCGTTATCAAACCCAAATGATACCATTATTTTTACGCAAGATTAATGTTTCTTTTTGGTCTGACGGCGGCGACGTGTTGAACGACGAGTTTTAGATGTATTCTTTTTCCTACGTCCACCATTGCTGTGACAGCTTACAAGCCATTCTGGAGGAATTCTTGGTACCTCTACTACTACTTCGGAATTACGTTCAATTGGAAATCCTGCTATCCATGGATACTTACAACGTGGTGTAGGGAACCTACTTTTTTCGTATGTTATGATGTTACTGCAAGGATTTCCAGAATATCCAAACTTTGAATGACCATCTATTCTTCTTAAATATTCTGTCATCGGTATTCGTGATTCCTGTAGATCAAAATAAGTACCCATGGCTCTTGTTTCGGATGAATAAACAAACGTTTTTTCTGGGTCAATTCGTATTAGAGCAATTGCCGATTCCTTTGATGGCACAGAATACTTTTTTATCATACCTTTCGGTGAATTTCCATCATATGAACTTTCAAATGTAGTCGTATCAGAATTATATGGTGCCCTAAAAAATATTAGATTATCGTGTTTCGGGTCACGATGGGTCGATCTAACTGGTAACCCAAGTTCAGGATGTACTTTACGTAATTCATTATAAGATAGCAATCCTTCTCTGCATATATTTTTAGATGTACCCCATGTTTGTATTAGTATTCCTCTGTTGGATCTAGGATTTAAAATACAAACATCATTAGTTTGAAACAAAATATCCGAAGACTCCATTATTTTTAGGCGGTATTAATGTTTATCCTTACCCTCTTGTTTGACACGGACCCAAGGATTCGAGCTCTTTTTCCTCAGAGCATCAGGCGAATACTCATCTTGGGCTAACATTGCACTAGAGAACGGTTTGTTATCAGTCCACAGCGAGTTATCACATAAATGAAACGGTGGGTGATCAGAAGCTTTGTACCAGAACACTTGGTCTTCTAATTTATTTGATTGAACGCCGTTGCAAATCACCAGGCATTCGAAATTTTCAGTGCATTGGTCCATGAATTGACAGAACATTTCAAACGTGGGAAACATACCGGCATAATTGTCGTATATACGACGGCGATTATTCACGATACTTTCGCGAAGAATAAACACGAAATCCACGTTCGTACGAAGATTAGGTGTGATTCCAAGAGGGTACTGCATCGTAATAATTGTCATGACATCAATGTGGCGACCGTTCATGAAAATGTAGCGCGTAGATTCCTCTTTAATCCATGATGCATCATACAAACAATCATCCAAAATCAAAAAGGCACGAGGATCTGTGCCTGAATTTCCGCCTGATCTCTTTTTTTCTTCGTTACGTGCAGTCTTTACACCTAATTGCCGCTTAATCACATTCATCACGATAGAAGGATTGTACTTATCGTGAATCAGTTTGGAAGGAACCATATGCTGGAAAAACTCGTTCGCAACTTCTGTACCTGAAATCACCGTTCCAATCGGGAAACAGTGCTGGGTATTAAATAGAATATCGCGAACCAAGAACGATTTTCCGGTATCTTTCTTTCCAATAACGACAATCATTGGGGATTTACGAGAATCTATCTCGCACCTGTCTTTCAACATATCTATATTGAACTTCTTGATCTGGAAGTTCATCTACTTGCTTTATTGCGTGTAGTTTTTAGTTTATGTTTGGGACGCCATAATAATATGGTCAAGCGGAAACCATCAGCCGGAAGTGATTTACGGACAAACTCTATCGCCCTCAGCCTTCAGCGACACGATACGAAGAGCTTGAAAGCTCAGCAGTTTTGGGGCTTGAACCATCTCCAGCCTTTTTTTCCTCCCATCCAAAAACTGTTTAAAACTGAAGTTCGGGATTCGCCACAGGAGTTTGGGTTCAAGGTCAATGACAGTATTGCCTCAATTGTAGACGCCGAGCACGTTCGGACGTCCAAGGGAGCTGTAGTTGAAGTTCATCGCAAAGTCACGATGCTTCTTTCTCCCTTCAAGTGGATGCAGGGAGATTATGGAACGGCACTAGGATTACCTACGTCTGAAGAAGAGTCGGCTGAGATCTGGCGCAAGATCCAGGATCCAAACAACGCTGCATATGTTGGTGCCCTTCTGTCCACTGTGCTAGCCCAGTCTGGATGCCCCCATTTCCCGAAAGTGTATGGAGTGTTCACGGGGGTATCGGAAAAGCATACAATAGATATCTCCGACGACTACGCAGAACTGTCAGAGCGCTCATGGTTTTCTTCCAATATCGGAAAAACATTTGATATCAAGTTAACAGACGACATCCGTGAAGGAGATTTCAAGCATACTCGTGGAGCCCGTGCAAACGTCTTATTAGGCGAAGATATGGTTCTTGATGGCGTAAAGGAACTTGAAGCTCCTGAGGTAGGACCCACCGAAGCCGCTGAAATGAACCCTATGATGCGTGATGGAGAAGAAGATTCGGACGACGAGTCGGATTCTTCGTCGGTATCTACATCTTACGTTTTTGGCCTTAAGTCATGCGATTGTGATTCCGACGAAGATGAAGACGAAGACGAAGACGAAGATGATGGTGAGCCGTTTGCGTGGGCATCGTTTACTAACGTTCCCGTTCAGGTCACGGTTATGGAAAAATGTACTGGAACTTTTCACGAACTGTGTTCTGAGCACCCTGATCCTCCTAAACATCTGGCATGGTTATCCCAAGTTATGTTTGCTCTAGCGTTTGCTCAGCGTAATTACGGATTCACTCATAATGATCTTCATTCTAATAATGTGATGTACATTTCCACCGAAAAGGAGTTTTTGTATTACAACTGTGCCGGTTCTTTTTACAAACTTCCCACTTACGGTTACTTGATTAAACTCATTGATTTCGAGCGTGGAATTGGATCAGTGAAAGTTATGGGAATGAAGGAACCCAAACTGTTCATGAGCGACCATTTTTCGGTAGATGAAGAGGCTGGCGGGCAGTTCAATTTTGAGCCTTGGTACATTTCCAAATACCCCGAAATCAAACCCAATCCTTCTTTTGATCTGGTACGTCTAGCTACCTCAATGTTCTGGGACCTTTTTCCAGAAGGTCCTAAGTGCCTAGATTATCGCAATAACCAGGTATTTAAGTTTTTTATGAAATGGTTATCTTTGGATGACGACACCTCGGTATTATTTGGAAAGAGTGACGATAAGCATGACCGGTATCATGGCTTCTATCTCTACAAGGCGATTACTCGGCTCTGTAAAAATGCAGTTCCACGAACTGAAATTTTATCTTTGAAATCTTACTTTGGTACTGACTCACTTCCGGCAGGAGAAGACTGTTGTGTCATTGAAGCTTGAGCTTTCTTTGCATGGTATTTTTCCTTCTTTTTACGTAATATTTCTTCTTTGTTCTTGTAATAATTTTCTTTAGTCTTTTTATCACGATCTTCCTTGTTTGTGTAGTAATATTCACTCTTCTTCTGTTTTAATTCATTGCCTTTTTGTTCTCTGTACTTCTTACTATACGTGTGGTTGTATTCAATACGCTGTTCTGTAAGGGGTCGGTTGTATGTTTCAAAATATTTCTCTCGTTTTTCCTGCCGTTGTTCTTCGGTAGCAAATGAAAGAATAGTATTCAAACACTTTTCATCTTTACGTGCCTCATAAATAAATTCTGATTCACGTTTATTCAGTTCACTTCGCAAATTACACGGGAATTCTTCTACAAGAGTGATTTTCACCTTGTTCCAGCCTATCTCGTTTATGTGTTTATACACGCGATAGGGTTGTGTAGTTGATGCTTTTTTATGACCTCTTAGTCTTGTATCAAGACTTCCAGTTGTAGCGCCATAATAATAGCATCCATCGTCACATTCAAGTTTATATATTTTGGAGTGCTGATAATTCATTACTCTGTTTATTGTATACCGTGTAAATTAATTGTTTGCCTACAAACATTAAAATGTTGGGCGGCCAATGAACATATCCTGAACGCTGGGGACTTCCAGCGTCTTCACAGCATCCGTAACAACATCCGTTGTGGTCGCAAATACCACACCGGCTGAAATAATACCTCCGAACAGTGAGAGCTTACCTGCATCTGTCCAATTAATTGGCTCGCCCTTTGCCCGGCGCTCTAGAGCGTACACGATAAAGCACACGAGGGCTACTGAAACCGCAGCGATTGGAATGATCATTTATTTTGCGCTCAATCAAAATTTCACATATTTAGAACGAGAGTATCTCCCGCTTTTCCCTCAATTTCTTTTAGAGGATCATCCTCAACCTCCTTCTCCACCACATTCTTCTTGGGCTCTTCAGGCTTATCCATATCCTCAAACTCAATTTCAGCAACCTCTTCGCTCACCTTCAGTTCCCCACGACCATCGTCGCCGCTCTCGGATCCTGACTCGGAATCTGACTCCGACTCCGGCTCTGGCACATCATCCTCAAACTTGACCTGAGTAGGTACCGACCCGGCCTTCTTTACTGGTTCCTCCGGTGCGTGCTGGATGTGAACGGGTAAGGACGCAGACTGCGGCACATCATCATCTTCCGAAAAGTACTTCTTGGCAATCGCTTCCCAAGGCAGGAACGAACGAATCACCTGCTCCATACATTCCGTCACAATCTTTTCAATATCCTGACGGTTACGTGCCTGCTGCTCCGACGACACACCTACCGTCTTGAAATAGTACGCCATCTGCCACATTTTGCGCGCAGAATGCTTGTACAGTTCATGAATGAACTTTGCGAAGCTCGGACGCTCAAACTCGATCTTGAGTTCAGATTGTGATCCACGGTAATGAAGAGATGCAAACGATTTCATGTACGCAATAAATACGCCCATCAGAAGATCGTCCATGTACTTACAGTTCGTAACCTTGAGAATGCGCTCGACTTCGGTAGATAGCGTAGAGTCTGACCATTCAGGGATGCGCGTGAGCATGTTCTGGAACGTGCGTAAGATCTGATCAGGCTGACCGTTGCGATCACATAGGTCCTTGGCCGAGTCGTGGATAGACCAGAACCCGTCGGCTACGGGGCTGACTAAAAGACCCACGAGGTGTTCGCGCAGATGTTCCTTGGCGAACTCGGTAGACATTTGTTAAAAATACGTACTATAAAACACTCCAAGAAACGCAATTTGCAAAAACGGATTTATTTTGGTTAACGATATGTATTTCACACCCAAATCAAGACAAGAACAAACACTCAACATGAGCACGTTTATCAATCGCCCCAACATCAAGACTGTGGAGGACATCAAGGCTGCTCGCGATGAGCTGACCAAGATCCTCGCTGAGATCAAGAAGGGCGGTGATGCTGTCAAGGTTGTCGAACCCGTGGCCAATGCTGGCGCGGGTAAAGCAGAAGAGCCCGTTACGCCTGCGAAGGCGAAGCGCGGCGCTGCCAAGAAGACCGACGCTCCGTCGGCGCCCGTGAAGGGTAAGAAGGTCGCCAAGGTGGCGGCCGGTGAAGAGGAGAAGCCCGCGGTCGCGAAGACTGCGGCGAAGAACACTGATGGCAAGCGTGAGTTCACGTTTGCCGCCGGTGCAAGTCACACCAAGCTTCTGAAGGAGGCGTTTGGTGAAGACAAGAAGGCGTTTGAGAACGCCAAGAAGGTGCTGAAGAAGCACGTGGAGGGTCTGTCGGACGATGAGTTTGACGCGAAGACCAAGGACGAGCACGTCCAAGCTTGGCTAGCGGCCAAGAACGCAGCCAAGGTCGTCGAGCCGGTGGTGCCCGAGGTTCTCTCTTACGAGGACCTGAAGGCGCTCACCGGGCTCACGGAAACCGATACGGCTGGCGTCTACTGGCACCCCGAAACGGGTCGCCACGTGACCGGACCGGCAGCCTCTTCTGAGGAAGGGCTGGATGAGGTCAAGGAATACCTGGTCGGCGAGACCACGCACCGCGTCTACAATGACGCAGAGGCGTTCCTCGGCTTTGCCGGGGTGGGCAAGTTTGCGGACATGTAAATCAAAAAACATAAAAACAACAAAACCCAAAAAATCAAAACGGCGAAAGCCAATTTTTCATTCATTTACTTACGTGACCTACGCCGAGTCTTCCGCGCTTTCTTGCCCCCTTTACGACGACGAGACTTTCCACCTTTTTTAGGTTCGCGATCTACCTTCGATGCTTCAAATGCAATTTTACGAGCTTCGCCTGTTGGGACATTCACAGGGTAAGCTGGTGAGTATCCTGGCGTCTCACCTTGCGCAACCCTACGTTTTTCCGCCTTGCTTGGCGGAGTACGGTATCCCAGCGGTAATCCTAGTCCAGGCTGTACGGCCGTATCCAGATTCATTTGTTACTCTGCCCAGAAAATGATGGTACAACTTGGAAATATTTGTTGAATGAACTTCTGGGCTTCCTGGGTAGGAATCAGTAAGCGCGGTACATAAAGTTCTTTCAGAGAAGTATTGGTAATCGGTGTCTTTTTCTTGTACTCTTTCCACACATGTTCAAAACACAGAAGTTTATGGTTCTTGATTCGACCACTGTTAATCGTATATTTGTGCAACTCTTCAATTTCGTTCGAGTAGTGTGAAAAACTGCGAATAAAAGGGTACTGATGAGTACTTGGATTGTACGCCATTTCGCACACTGTTCGCCAAAGAGTCTGCCATTCGCGCATAGTTTGGTCACTGTAGAGTGGATTTCCAAACTCTAGAGTGAAACTGAAGTAAATATCAGTTTCCATTATTATATAATTGATCTTCATTGTTCAACCCATAACGAGATGCCAAATGAGAATGAGGACAGGAAGTATGAGAATCGGGAAGAAACCGTAAGTGAAAAGTGTCAGAGCTCCAATAATCCAGTATCCTCCGCTGAACAGAGTCTGACCATACTTAGCCCCTTGAATCGTCATCGCAAGTACGAAGTATGTTTTGATGAACAAGAACACATCGTTAAACAGCATACCTACAATATCCAGTGCTCCGTCGGTAGGAGTATTTGTTACGTCAGCAGCTACAGCTGGAGCATTGATTTGAAACTTCTGACCGTCCTGGATTTTTTTGGATCCTGGCTCGTCGTTAATCGTGTAATCTACCATGAGGTACTTCACCTTCTGAGGATTCGGGTCTGGAATACCCAAGGAACTGTGACTTACCTTTAAATTGATTGACCCCTCGTTCAAGTACGTTCGTACAGCACTTGTCACATCCGTAAAATTCCTATCAAATCCATACCGTGCTTTTTTGATCTGTAATCCTGAAGCCAGACGAGCAGGAGGAGCGTCAATGTCCATTGAATCGCCGTCTACCGCTGTAGCCGTATTGCTCGCTCCGTTATTAATAGAGTATGTCACCGTAAGAGTTTTTAGCTGCCCTGGGGCCGGATCTGCAACATTTAAGGCTGATGGCGTAACTACGAAATTTAGGCGCCCGTCTTTTAACTGGGCTGAAACAGCTTTTGTTACATCTAAAGTTTTGGTACCAACTCCGTACTTTGCCGACTGAATTTTGACTCCGGTCGCCATTCTCTTACTTATTATACAACAAGGACTTACGAGCTGAAAACAACGTTGGCAATTCCACTCATCACTCGGAGATAATTGTACGATTCAACGTACGCTGTAATAGTGTAATTATACTGTAATGTCTTGACTGCATTTGCGACCTGAGTGTTTGGAACAATTGATATTACGTCTAAAGGCGAGTACAGCAGTTGCCCATTTGGACCAGTAGCTCCTGGATTCACGATTGTCGGATTAGGAAGATTCAATGTCGATTTTAGAACGCATACTGGCCCAGGCGGACTATTATTGGTTGATGATGCAACTAACGGAGGCTGGACATACGTATTTCGCAATAGAGTTTTGTTAAACATTGATCCGTTAATGTGTCCGCTTGGCTGAGTACTGTATGGCTCAAGCGAGAATGAGTACGTGTACACTCCTGGAATATCCGTAGATGTCCGACCTTTCTGATGACGGTAATTCTCCAGCTGCGAGAAGAAATATGTTTGTTTGTATGAGAACCGCTCCCTCCCGTCCAAAATAATAGACGATTCAAGAAGGATGTCGCGCTGTGATACTGCGGTGCTCAGATCGTTTCCAGTCGTGTACGACAGAGCCATTCCTGTCGTTCCTGATGTATCAATTGGAGGCTTGTAAGGATCCACCCAGTTAGTGTAATTGTCTACATCGTTGGCCAGTATACGGTCTGAACGCTGCGCAACCCATACTACCTGAGTACACAGATTCTTCATGAGTAAAGCAAGATCGTTACTAGATCCATACTGACCATTAGCCGAAACCATATCAATCTGCTTGATAATGAAAGAGTGTTCGGTCTGATTAATGTGGGCTAACTCAGCATCATTTAGGAAAATATAATTCGCTTCAATGAACGGATTGAGGTTCCAGTACATAAGTGTAGGATTCGAAGGCGCTGGGGGGATAGCGTATGTTGGCGGCGACAGGAAATTATTCATCGTCATCAGTGAATCGCTTGAATCAGGAGCAATACGCTTCCCAAAATTCGGGTTTACCTGACCATTAATTCTTTCACGGATATCGCGGATCGTGAATAGTTCGTACATGTTCGCAAGTTCAACGACAATTTCAACAATGGAGTTCTGGAGTGCTCCTAGAGGCAGAGCCGCACCTACATTCTCACAGAACCAAAAATGGAGAGGAACGTTCAGGACGCGGCCGTAAATTGACGGCTCGGCTGAGTCTGCCATGGTTGATATTGAATGAGGATACTGGTTCATACGATCGTATGCATTCGCCGGATCATACATTTCTGGCAAGTTACCTACCATCTGGCTTACCATCGCCTTCTTGTTAGCATCAAAATTTAGATCAGCGTACAATTTCATCCATTCACCGGTATGGCGCACAATCTCTTGGCCGTTAATTAGGATAGAAGCATGGTTGATCATATTGTATCCAATATTTCGAATCCACTGGAACTCGTATCCAATAGCCTGAGAATTTGAATTTAAATTTGCGTTAGCACCCTGTGTAACAGGATAGACTGGAGAATAAATGTTTGGAAGAGTCATCACGACATAACAATCATTGACTAATTGAGCGATTTGGTCAACCGTTGCTCTGAGAGTCAATGATCCCGATGCAGGAATTCTTAAATTTGTGGTCTTGAACACTAACTCAAACTGTTCCATTGCAAAATCTGTGTGGCGCTTATACACCGACCTAAAATGAGTGAACGATGGGTTCCCACATACTAGTTGATCTTGTGCACCTCTATTGACGAGCTGAATTAAACCTCCAGACATCCTTACTTATTTACTGAATAGTTTTATGTCTATATACTCCGCATTTGATGCATCCGGTACGGTCTACATTCAGACTTACGGTCGTGCAATTACATAGGCGGGTGAGTTTCAGATTCTTGGCATTCGTGTTATTAGCATGTGTTGTTGACACAATGTAGTCCGCATTCTGCGACGCCTTGAAGTCTAACCACTGACCGTTCGTGCGCCGGATACGACTGCCACCTGTATGACGAGGAACCAGCATGGGAACCGAATGTGGTGTCTGTGACGTCGTAGGAATATTCACGTCAGTATTCGCTGCAATATCGGTAGCATACGTTTTAGCTCCCTTCAGACGCATTAAGCGAGTCCAGTCGGCAGCAGATAACCCGCGCGTTCCTGCTTGGTTATTTGATGAAGTCCTAGGATGGGCGACTGTCGCCATTTATACAACATGCGGGAAAAAGGTTATAGCGTTGGGTCCACTACGTGACCCTATCTGGAACAAACGCTGATTATCCTGGAATGCAGAGTAGTCAAAGATCTCGTTCGTCTTAGGGTCTAGAATCATTACCATTCCTTTCACTTTAATGATTTGGAGCTTACGTCTTTTCGGTATTAAGTTACGCCTATAAAGAGTATCCTTTTCATCATTCAAGTACGATGGACGGTAGGCAAGATCTTCCGCGGTGACCGATGTGTCGAAACGCATACATTGGATTACCGGCTGTTCTTTGGAATGTAATTTACGATGAATCTCACAATCTACTGCAGCCTGTTTGAGGATCGTGGAAATTCCTTTAATAATCTTACCTTTTTTGTACGACATATCGTACAGAACCTCGTCGGAGCTCAAGAAAGCCTCTATCGGTTCGTTTCCTTCGTACCGTTTGGTAGTAGTATCATTACGACGAATCTGGGTAATATTAGGTCCTTCCTGATCCTTGAGCTGTTTCGCTGAGAATACGGACATGTAGAGTTTCACTGTAACGTTACGTTGGTCTTCTGGCAACGATGAATGTGAGTTTACGCGGATGGCACGACCAATCACT